ACATTAGATACATACATTGGAAATGAACACCTGAAGAGTAAAGTAAAGGTGTATTTGGAAAGTGGGGATTTACCACATCTGTTATTGTTTGGTAAGGCAGGTACAGGTAAAACCACATTGGCTAAATTATTGGTAAACAATATCAATTGTGATTATCTATATATCAATGCCAGTGATGAAAATAGTGTTGATGTGGTTAGAGAAAAAGTAAAGAACTTTGCATCTACTATGGGATTTCAAGATATGAAAATCATTATCTTAGATGAGTGTGATTACATTACACCGAATGCTCAGGCAGCTTTAAGAAATCTTATGGAAACATTCTCAAAACATTGTAGGTTTATCTTGACTTGTAATTTTGTGGAAAGAATTATTGACCCGATACAATCAAGATGTCAATCTTTTCAAATAATACCACCAGATAGGAAACAAGTTGCTCAACATCTATCCAATATTTTAGGTCAAGAGAATACAGAGTTTGATGTAAAGGATATTGTAACATTAGTCAATGGTGGTTATCCTGATATTCGTAGAGTAATTAACTCTGCACAAAGACAAGTAGTAAATGGTAAGTTGGTTATTGATGAGGCTATGATTACTCAAAATGATTACAAGTTATCATTGTTGGAAATACTAAAAACACAAGACAAGAAGAATGCATTTAAGAACATTAGACAATTGATTGCTGACTCTAAGGTTACAGATTTTAGTGACTTATTTAGGTTATTGTTTGATACCATTGATGGTTGGGGTAAAGGTCATGTTGCAGAATGTATTTTACTATTAAGTCAATACCAACAAAGTGATGCTGTCGTGGTTGATAAAGAAATCAATGTTATGGCAATGTTTACTGAAATTATAGGAGTAATAAAATGAACATGAAACCAATGAAACCAATACCAGGTCAACAACAACAAGTAAAGGTAGATTTATCACAAGCCGAGACTACAAAGTGTGAGCATTGTGGTAATTACTTGTTTATAAAAAGTTCTATCATTAAGAGGTTATCGCCGTTGGTATCACCAACAGGAGAAGAGGCATTGATACCAATCGAGATTTATAGTTGTGGTAATTGTGGTAGAGTTCCAAAATCTATGTTAGAAGGTTCGGGTATTGAAGAAGAAGTCAACAAATAAACCAAAAGTCAAAGGTCTATTTGACCACATCAAACAAATCACTATGTTTCAAAATCCTAAGTATTGGGATACATTGAGTGATGGAGATAAAAAGACTTGGAACAATTATATGGTTCATCGCTTTCTATCAATGAATCCAGATTGGATTGATTTGGTAAATGGGATACAAGAATATTGGAAACTAGATCCAGAGATTGTGTATAAGTTTTACATATCAGTTATACCAAAGAGTCGGACATTCTTACGGTATGTAAAATCTAAAAAGAAATCTAAAGTAGAGAAGTGGGCTATGGAACATCTAAGAGATTACTTCCAAACTAGTTCTCGTGAGATAGAAGAGTATTTAGAAATGATGACTAAACAACAAGTTGAAACAATCATCATGAAATATGGAGTTACAGATAAAGAATTAAAACAAGTTTGGAAAAAGGCTTGACTTATATAGGTTTTTATGTGTATATTCAGTTATAAATTAGGAGTAGTATATGGAAGTTATAAGAGATACTAAGAGTGGTATCAATAAAAACGAAACTATTGTAGAGCAAATGGAACGCGAGTGGCCAGAGATGACCACCGAGTTCAAGAAGTTACAAAGAGAACAATATGAATTGTTCTGTCACAAACAACATGATTACGGTCCTGGTAATATATCAGTTGGTTCACCATTAATAACAGATGAGGATGTTAAGTTATCTTTAACTGGTTTATGGTTTAGAATGAATGATAAGATACAAAGACTAAAAACATTATTGATGAGTGGTAAGACCAATGCCGTTCAAGATGAACCAATGGAAGATGCTTATCTTGATGTTAGTAATTATGGTATCATGGCCACAATAGTTAAAAGAGGATTGTGGGGTAAGTAATGAAAACACCTTTAGAAATAATACAAGAATTAGTTAAGAAATATCCAAATGATATGCAGTTAGGTAGTAAAGTTAGGGCTTATATACATTGGTTAAAAGGACTACTAAAGGATAAACCAGAAGATGTATAAATATGAATGTAAAGCTGGTACTTATGAATCAGATACTTTAGTTGGTTTACTATGGGAAAGATTCAAACATAAATTATGGCATTTAAGAACACATGGTAAATGGATGGATTAATGGATAAAATTGCAATTTGTATTCCAACACACACAAGTGTATCTGCTGTATTATTTGACCAATGGATAGGTTTGTCAGCTTGGTGTGCTAAAAATAACATACCAATAATAACTGTAGCCAATAGAACACATAATGATGCAAGAAATTGGTTAGCTACAGCTGGTGGTGGATTTCAAAATCCTAACCAAGTAATAGACCAAATGGATTATTTAATATGGATTGATTCAGACCAGGCATTTACATTAAAAGATTTACAAACATTAATCGATTGTAAGTCTAAGTTTTGTACTGGTTGGTATTTAAAAGGTGATACTCCGATGGTTGCAAGATGGGATGAAAAAACATTTTTAAATACTGGCAGTATGGCATTTTTATCAAAAGGTGAGTTAGAACAATCAAAAGGTAAGTTGATTGAAGTATCGTATTGTGGATTTGGATTTACTAAAACACATACAGATTTATTTAAAGAGTTGACATATCCATTTTTTAGAAACAAAGTTGTACAGATTGGCGAATACCAAGAAAATGTATCAGAGGATGCTAGTTTTTGTTTAGATGTTGCAGCTTATTGTAAAGTTAAACCAAAAGTTATTGCAGACTTAAAGATAGGTCATTTAAAGGAGCAAGTAATATGAGTAGAATAAGTTATAGTCAATTTTCACAATGGGATAAATGTCCGCATATGTGGAAGTTAAATTACATAGATGGATTAGGTACATTTACAGATAATATTTACACATTATTTGGTACTTCGGTTCATGAAGTTATACAGGCTTATTTAGTATGTTATTATGAAAGGACCATAAAAGAGGCTGATGAACTACCATTAGAAGATATATTGAAATATAGAATGGAAGAAAATTATAAAAGTGCAAAGGCAAAGTCAACAGAAGAATTACCAATCTTATTGGCAGAGATGAAAACATTTTATCTTGATGGGTGTTATATAATTAAAGAATTTAAAAAGCGTAAAGGTGGATTTTTTCCAAAGAAAAATACAGAGTTGGTTGGTATAGAAGTTAAATTGGATTATAAATTAGGTAACATAGATTTTGTTGGTTATATGGATGTAGTTATACACAATAAGAAAACTGGCAAAACTAAAATTATTGATATTAAAACTTCCACTATGGGCTGGAATAAATATATGAAGGCCGATAAGAGTAAAACTAATCAGTTATTAATGTACAAGCAATTTTTTTCCAAACAACATGATATTCCAATGGATAAAATAGAAATTGAATATTTAATATTAAAGAGGAAACTTTATGAGAATTTAGATTTCCCTCAAAAAAGAGTACAAGCGTTTGTTCCTGCGAATGGTAAACCAAGTATAAATAAGGTTGTGACAAGATTAGATGAGTTTATAGAAGAATGTTTTGATGAAAGTGGAGAGCGAATTGATAAGGTATATCAAAAAGTTGTATCTACTAAAAATTGTAAGTATTGTGAATTTAAAGATAAAAAAGAATTATGTGATAGGAAAATGATATGAATAATATAAGTTTAAGATTAAAATTAGTTGATTTTTTAGAACACGAAGAAATATTAATCCCAATGATTGGTGATATAGCAAAGACAACACAACCATTTCCAATTTATTTTTGGTATCAAGATAGTGCTGATATTAATTCACCAATATTCCAAAAGTTTTTAAAAGATTGGGAAAGCAAGAGTAATGCTAGATATAAAACTATAATTAAAATTTTAGATGATTGTAGAGAGTTTGCTTGGTTTGATGTATCTCCACCTGATATAAAGTTAAATTCAAGATTTAGGTATAATTATAATGCTTCTGGTGGTATAATATTAGGACTAAAAACATTTAAGGAATGTTATGATTTCACTACAAAAGATAAGACAGTTAAAAAACAAAAACGCAATGATTATGAAAATAGCAATAGTAGGGAGTAGAAGTTATACTAATACAAGAAAAGTAAAAGATTTTATTTTCAATTTAAAAGAACAATTTGGAGATGAATTAGAAATAGTAAGTGGTGGACAAAAACATGGTGCTGATGGTTATGCTAAG